TTAGAGGAGCGGGTCCAGCCGCAGCTTTCCCAAGTCGTATGGGGTGGACTGGTAGACGTAATAGTTGAGCCAGTTGGAGTAGAACAGATAAGCGTGGCTGCGCCAGATACGGATGGGTTTTTGGGCAGGGTCGTCCTGTGGGAAGTAGTTGCAGGGCAACTGGATGGGCAGACCCTTGTCCAAGTCGCGGAAGTATTCCTCAGCGAGGGTGCCGGCTTCATACTCCGAGTGACCAAAGATGAAGATTTGTCGACCGTTGTGGTTGGAAACGATGTTGACCCCGGCTTCGGGAGAGGCAGAGAGGATGTAGAGTTTTCCGGTTGAGCGAATCTGCTCCGCGCTGATTTCGGTGTGGCGGGAGTGCGGCATCCAGTAGACCTCGTCAAAGCCGCGCAACAGAGGAACACTTTTATCGACCAAGGTGTGCTGGAAGACACCGAACAGCTTTTGCGACAGTTGGGTCTTTTGCAGACCGTAATGGTAGTGCAGCGCAGCCTGTGCTCCCCAGCAGATGTGGAGGGTAGAGTGGACGTGTGTTTTGGACCATTCCATAATGGTACACAGCTCTTGCCAGTAAGAAACCTGTTCAAACTCCATCTGCTCCACCGGAGCACCGGTGATAATCATTCCATCAAAGTACTGCTCACGAATATCTTGAAAAACCTGATAAAATTTGAGAAGGTGGTCAGAAGGGGTATTTTTAGAGGCGTGGGTAGCGGTTTGCAGAAGTTCCACATCCACCTGAAGCGGCGAATTGCTGAGCATACGCAGCAGCTGGCGTTCGGTATCAATCTTTTTGGGCATCAGATTGAGAATCAGAATTCGCAAAGGACGGATGTCCTGTGAACGTGCGCGTTTTTCGGACATGATAAAGATGTTTTCCTGCTCGAGAGTATCCCATGCAGGAAGATCATTGGGAATATTGATTGGCATAAAGGAATCTCCTTATGATATAATGTGGATTTAAAAGCAAGGTTTATTGTACAATACTTTGATTTTGATTGCAATGACAAAGGATAAAGAGAGGAGAAAAAGGCATAAAAAGTCCAATGGTATTAAGTCAAGAGGATGATACAAGAAAATTTTAAGTAGAACTTGGGAAAAAGCGTCATGTAGCATGGAAAAAGGCAACACCAACCAAAGCCCTGTCCCTGTAAATTTTTGAAACAGGGCTGCGACGTCAGAGCGGCAAGCGGTGCGCTCAACCCTCCGGCGGGATATACAGGCGGTTGTCCTTCAGCAGTCGAAAGACCAACCGGACCAGTTTTCTGGCAGTTAAGGCGAGTGCGCGTTTATGCTGGTACTTGTTAACCTCATGGTACTTGAGATCATAGTAGCGCCGGAACTCGGAGTCGCATCTTCTCACAGAGTTGGCGGCTTCCAGCAGGTAGTAGCGGAGATATCGGTTTCCGGATTTAATCATCCGGGAGTGCTCTGCCTCGAATTCACCGGACTGGTCTTTGTGCCAGACAAGACCGGCAAACTTGGCGACAGAGGCTTGAGAATCAAAGCGGTGGATATCGCCAATCTCAGCAATGATTCCGGCGGAGTAAACCTTGCCAATGCCGGGAATGGAAGTGAGTGTGTTTGGGATAATTTCAAACTGTTGCTCAATGGCCTTGTCCAGCACTTTGACCTGTTCCTTCAGTGCCCGCATGGAGGCGATAGATACAGACATTGCCTGGTTCACAGAGTTATTCACGGTAACTGGCAGACGGTAAGAATCTCTGGCTGCACTGCGAATAGCCTTAGCTTTTGCTACTGGGTCAGCGAAGTTCCTGCCCTTTTCATCAATGAAGAAAGTCAGTTCATCCAGATCGGCGTTTGCCAGATCATCCACTGTTTCAAACTGTTCCATGAGTGCAATGGTGGTGGCGCTGGTATTTTGAATATCCTTCTCCTGAGCAATACCGGAGCATTTCAGGAATAAGTAGTTAGCAAACCGTTGTTTCTCGCGGGTCAGGTTCTGAATGACGTCAAACCTGGCTCTGGTAAGGGTTCTGAGTGCCTGGTAGCGATAGTCGTCCATATAGACCTCCTTGGCGATCCTGCCAAAACGGAGATGGTCGGCAATCACAAAGGCGTCCACGAAGTCATTCTTAGGCAGGTCGGAGTAGGCTTCTTTGAATTTCCGAACCTGCTTGGGATTGAGGACATGGATCTTCCGCTGAAACCGGCCAAGGCTGCCATCCTCCCGGAGTGCGTAAACCAAGCTGTCTCCGTAGATAGAGGTTGCCTCCAGGCCGATCACCACATCGCTGAGATGCATGGAGCTGAGCGCCGACACGATTTTCTCTGACAATATTTTAGCACCGCCCAGGTTATTCTGCACGGAAAAACTGGAGTGTTTGCTGCCGTCCGGCTTCATCAGGTAGGCCACATTGCTTCTGCTGCTCACATCAATGCCAACGAATAGTGGGTTCATTTTTTCACCTCCCCCCGTGGAGATTTCAGGCCAGCAGGCTTTGAGATACCCATGATAACCGGAGCGTCCGCAACCTCGCGTATCAGAATCATTCCGGAGAAAGCCAATGCGATAGCCCTTACTGCGAACAGGGCGGCCTTACTTCCGGCAAACAGCCAATGAGTTTGCAGCTAACTTCCGGTTCAGGGGGACGGACTTTTTTTGAAGCAGCCTTTCGGCTCAACTGGAGGAACAAGAACTTGACCCTGCTGTCCTACAGCTATTGTATCACGGGCATCCTAAAGCCTGCTGATATTCAAAAGTGAACTAAGCAGACTCTCTTAAAAACGTCTGCAAATCTTATTATACGAGGAGGAAAAGCAATGCCAACTGCACAGCAAAAACTTGTAACGCTTGCACAGTTACAGATGCAGGCTGAAAGAATCAAATTGGAGCTGGCTAAGTATCCGCAGACTGAGGTAATGAATCAGGCAATCACAGACAAGATTGCTTCGGAGAATTTGTCAAGTCTACAGACATCTGATACTATCCCAACTCCAGAAACAGCGAAGGAAAATTCACTGTACCTTTACAAAAACCCTGACAGTCAGAAGTTTGAAATCTATGCTTTAATTGGAGGCAAGATTGAGAGACTTGACGATGACGAGGGTGCTGGAAGCATCCCACAAGACCAAATTGCTACTGATGGTGAAGTGGAAGAAATGCTGAATGAGGTATTCCCACAAGCACTGTAGTATAAAAAAACAAATAGACAAACAAAAAAAGGAGAAATGAACTATGGCTTACGATGTAAACAAACTTCTGCAACTTTCCCACCTGAAATCTCTGGCTGAAAAAGTAGCTGCTGACTGTGCAAAGCAGACCGACCTTACCAAGCTCTCTGAGAAGGTAGAAGGTATTATTGCAACCGGCGGCGAAGCAAACAAACTGGAAGGTGTAAAGGTCAACGGTGTTGCGCTGGAAATCGCTGAGAAGATGGTAAACCTTTTGGTTGCTACCGGTACTGAAAATGGTACTCTGAAAGTCAACAACGTTGATATTGCTGTTGCTGGTCTGAAAGCTCTGGCTTACAAAGCACAGGTATCTGAAACTGACTTTGATACTGCTCTGAAAGCTGCATTCAAAGCAAAAGCCGAACAGTCTGCCCTCAACGCAGTGAAGAGTGATGTAGATACTCTGAAAGGTTCTGGTGCTGGTTCTGTAGATCAGAAAGTCACCGATGCTCTGAATGAGTTTGCAACCAAAGTATCTGACGACAAGGTTGTTAATACCTATAAGGAATTGGTTGACTGGGCTGCTAAACATGGTGGCGAAGCTGCTACTATGGCTGGCAATATCACCAAGAACACTCAGGCTATCGAGGCTATTAAGACTCTGATTGGCACTCTACCTGAGGAAGCTGCATCCAAGGATATTGTAGGTTACATTGCAGAATCTATTGCTGCTATTGGTATTGGCGATTACGCTAAGACTGCTGATATGCAAGCTGCTCTTGCTAAGAAAGTTGATGTTGTCGCTGGCTCTCGTCTGATGACTGACGCAGAGGGTACTAAACTCAACGGTATCGCTGCAAATGCTACCAAGGTTGAGAAGTCCAATATCAACGGTAATGTAAAAATCAATGGTGCTGAAACTGTTGTATATGCTCTGCCACAGGATGTTGTGAAGGGTCAGATTGCAACCAGCCAAGAAGTAACCGAAATGCTCAATGAGGTCTTTTCTTCCCCAGCTGCTTAATCGTTAAGACGGTGTGTATGGGGTAGCAAAGCACTGCCCCATACTTACCATTTGAAAGGAGATTAAGCGAAATGAATACTGAAAAACTAAGTCCCTTTGAGGGGTTACGATTAGTAGCCAATGCTGCAAAGGGCTATATTGCACAACAGATTGCGACTATTGCTGGTACAGTAGAAGGAATTGTGACTGATTTAAATGCCTCCATCACCAAATTGGAGGGAGAGATGCCACATAAACTAAGTAAGGTTGCCGCAGATAAGGCTGATGAACTCATTACAGCACAGGCAGACGGCAATGTAGTTGTCAGCGGAAAGAAAATAGGTGGAGCTACTTTAGCATCGACACCAAACCAAAATACCGTGGCAACAGAACAGGCTGTAAAGGCGTATGTCGATGCACACAATGGTTTGCATGATATGTTTTCCCAAACCCTGAAAGCTACTGATTGGATACAACAGGACAACGATACTTATACAATTTCTTTTACTCACCCATTGGTAAAAGATTCATATAAGCTGGATGTATCTTGTGATACAGCAACATTCCAGCAGTTTGTTGCAGATGGAGTGACTTGTATCAGAATCGACAATAATAACGGTACTGCCGTTGCTGTTTGCATTGGTGGAAAGCCGACTGTCGATGTGACGGTGCAAATCACTATTGTAAAACTTCAAGCAAATATATAAGCAAAGGAGGCTGACAAATGGAGGCTTTAAGTGAGATTTCCAATCTAGTAAAGGAATACATATCACCAGAAGTCATCTGGCTTGTCCCCTGCTTGTATGCTCTTGGCTCGATTGTAAAGAAATCAAAGAGAATTGATGATACTCTAATCCCTACCATCCTTTGTGTGGTGGGGATTTTTCTATCTGCTCTTGTTAGCTTTGCCTCTCGTGAGCCACAAGGCTGGATACAATGGGTCATACTTGCCGCAGTAAGTTTAGGACAAGGCTATGTAATCGCTGCGGCAGCAATTTGCTTAAACCAGTTGATTAAACAACACATCAGAGCAGGAGAACTACAAGCTGGATTTGATGGAAAGGAGGACAATACCGATGAACAGACAGGGAATTGATGTATCAAAATGGCAACCTCAGATTGATTGGCATAAGGTCAAGGCGGATGGGATAGACTTTGCAATCATCCGTGTCGGCTTCTGCTACAACAACGGTGCGCTCAAACTCGACAGCGCCTTTACCCGGCACATCAAGGGTGCGCTGGCGGCAGGGCTGGATGTTGGCATTTATCTGTACAGCTATGCCACCACTGTACAGGCAGCACGCAGGGCGGCGCAGGAAGTTATCGAAGCGGTCAAGCCGTACAAGCTGACCTACCCAATCGCCTTTGACATCGAGTATGAGAGCATCTACACCGGCGGCAGCAAGCAGACCAACACCGAGATTTGCAAAGCGTTCCTGGACGAGGTGGAGGCGGCTGGATACTATGCCATGCTGTACTGCTCCAAAGACTTTCTCGACAGCTACCTCTACCCTGCACAGCTGACCGCCTATGACAAGTGGATTGCACAGTACGCAGGCAAATGCACCTGCAAGCATCCATACGGCATCTGGCAGTATACTGGTACTGGCAGGGTGGGCGGCATCGTTGGAGACGTAGACAGAGATATTGCATATAAGGACTATCCTTCTATCATTGCAAAAATGAATCATCCGCAGGCAGGCAAAAACCTGCTGTACACCGTACAGGTGGGAGCATTTGCATCGGCAAAAAGCGCCGCCGACCTGTACGCCAAGCTCGATGATATGGGGTACTTCGTATTTTTCAAAAACGATGCCCTTGCAAAAGTATGTGTCGGCAAATTTGCGACACAGGGAGAAGCACAAAAAACCGCCGACGACCTCAAGAAAAAGGGCTTTGGCGGTTTTGTGAATACAATTTAGAAGGGAAGGAGGTGTAAGGTTGTGGAGCAAATCATGAGTATCATCTGCACGGTGGGTGCCTTTTTGCTGCTGCTCTTGATCGGCTACCTGCGGATGCGGGGCAACGTCAAAGAGTGGCTGCTTTGGGCGGTAACGCAGGCGGAGCAGTACTTAGGCAGCGGCACCGGTGCGCTGAAATTGCGATACGTCTACGATTTAGCAGTCGAGGCGTTTCCACCCATCAAGTACCTGGTGTCGTTCAGCGTTTTTTCCCTTTGGGTGGATGAGGCACTGGTGCAGATGCGCGAGCAAATCAAAAATAATCCGAACATCAAAAATTTTGTGAATGAGTAACAGAAAGGAAGAGTGTTTTATGGCAAATTTGTTTTGGGGCAAGAAAAAAATCGCAGTAGTAGGTGTAAACGGCAATCCAATGGCTAAAAGAATCGTGGAGGAGATGAAAGCGCAGGGCATGAAGGGTGTCGTGGAGCTGGATGCTCCAAAGGCATACCCGGATTACTACACCCTGGCACAGCTGGAACCGGACTATGTGCTGTTTGTCTATGAGTCCGCACAGTGCAAAGTCAAAATCACCAGAGTGGAGGGGCTGCTGGGCGATCGCCTGGGACACAACGTCCGCCGCGACACTGAGGAGAGCAGACAGGCACAGAGCTACTACAAGCACCAGCTCAAGATGATCGGCATCGACCCAATCCTGCTGGGAGCCGAGGAAATCCCGCTCAGAGAGGTCAAGGACATCCCATGGTTTTACACCAGCAAGGTGCCGATGCTGCACCTGCATCTGCCAAAAGCAGAGGGCGCAGAGAAGGCGGTATGCAAAGCCGTACAGGATTATTTTAGAGAGTAGGCGATAGATTTGCTGGAGTGGTTGGCAAAGTATTGGTTGGAGGTGCTTTTTTCCGGGGTTCTGGCAGGCGGCGGGTATCTGATCCGCCGCCTCTGGAAGAAACAGCAGGAAGAAGAAGTGCGGCAAACAGCAGTAAAGGAAGCAATCATCGCCCTGCTTCGGGCGGAGCTGGTACACGCATACTATCACTACTATGAGCGAGGCTGGATCAGCCTGCATGGGCTGGAAGCAGCGCAGAAAATGTATGATGAGTACCACAAGCTCGGCGGCAACGGCACTGTTAGCAAGCTGATGGAGGATTTAAAAGAGCTTCCGGTCCGCGACAAACTGGCAGTAATACAGGAGCAGCAGGAACAGGAAGAAGCAGAAACCAAAGACTAAATCTATGACTATCTAGGACTAAAAAAGCCCTCCTCAGTGTGATACTGGGGAGGGCGATTTTTGTTTAAAAGCCAAAAAATATGTCGAAAATTGTAAGAACCGCAGAATTCTGCGGGGACAAATGTTAGAATTTGTAGTATCCTTTGGGTGACAGCAGTGTGAAACTGTTGAGTGACAGCTAAAGGAGAATGACAGATGAAGGCATTACAAAAAAAAACGAAGAGAAACTACATTTAAAAGGGAAAGACTAAAAGCACAGCTCACGCAGGAACAAGCAAGTGAACGACTGGATATTTCACTGAGAAGTTTACAAGCTTATGAAGAAGGGGAGTGTTCGCCCAGCTTTGAAAACGCAGTAAAGATGGCGAAATTGTATGGGTGTAAGTTAGATGATTTTATAGATTAGGAGACACTGAAAATGGTCATATATTACATAGTTAACTGCCCACATCCTGTTGCGGGAACCACATATGGAATTGCAGGACAAATGTTTGATTTGCAGGGAAGTACGGTGAAAAGTGTTTTTGTTCCTGATATTTCTTGTGATAGGCAGTCGGTGTTAAATCTGGCTGGAAAGTGTACGGATGGGCAGTTGACATTGGAACAGATATGGGATGTGGTATATGATACCATACAATAA